GGCGCAATAAAAATTGGATGGAAGTATGCACCTTGGATAGTTGTTGGTGCATTGTTAATATGGTTTTTTGGATAGGAGTAAGTTATGATTACACCCGAAACACTTGAAGTTGGTAAAGGATATGAATGCACCTTTACAGTAAAAAATATTCCACTGGATACATTTGGTCGTCCGGGAGGTATGTACAGTTTAGCAGACATACCAGTTGAGAAAATTGGAGATTATACAAGCACTGGAGCCATTGTTGCTCGTGACTTGAACACCAAACTTATGGAAGTTGAAGATTCCAAAGTAGATGGTAAACCAAAAACTTATGTTGTAAAATTTGCAGATGTGGAGAATATAAATGAAGTATGATGATAGACATGGCGGTCCATATGACCGAGGTGGGGCAGACAGCTACTACCGAAGAGGTTTCCAACCACACTATTATACAGGCGCTAGTATGCAGAGCGATTGTATCCCAATGGAAATGATGACACCAGCTGAGATCACTGCATATACCAAAGGGTATAATGACAATGAAGATGCTGGAGATTTTAAAGATTGGGGATAAAAAAGGTTGACAACGAATTTATGTGGTGCTATACTGCATGAATAACTTAGGGAAACACCTTAAGTTGATTTTAAAAAACTGGAGGCAATAATGGCTTTTACTACAATTAAAACTAACCAGAAGACTTTCCTAGAAACTTATCTACGAGGTACTGGTAAAACTTTGACTGCGAAAGACGCAAATGCAAGGTTTGGCATTCAGCAACTTCCTGCTAGAATGAGCGAAATGAAATCAGCTGGACTTAACGTCAAGACTGATATTGCTACAACAGGCGCAACACGATATAGCATTACTGCTCGTGATGTAAATGGTAGCAGAGCAAAGATGTTTGCTTAATAACCAAATATCCCCCCTCAAAATAGGACCTTCGGGTCCTATTTTTTTTGACTAATTCATTAACTACTAGGTTAACTCTCATAACCACCCTGATATATAGTGGTCCAGGTAAATACTACTAGAAGCAAATACTTTTATAAGGAGAAAGACATGGCAGTATTAGTATCCCCTGGTGTAAATGTATCAGTAGTAGATGAAAGTGCATACGGTGCTCCGGGCGCCGGTACAGTACCACTACTAATGGTTGCAACACGTCAGGACAAAACAGATCCTACAGGAAGTGAAGCTGACGGAATTGCAAAGTTCACCAAAAGTGCTCAAGCTGGCAAAGTTGTTAAAGTAACAAGTCAGAGAGAATTAACACAATTTTTTGGTAACCCAACATTTACCACAAGCGGATCTAGTGTAGTACAAGGTAGTGAGACCAGTGAATATGGTCTTATGGCGGCATATAGTTATCTTGGACAAGGTAGCCAAGCATTTGTCGTTAGAGCAGACTTAAATTTAGGTCAATTAGAAGCAAGTACAACCGCACCAGTTGCGAGTTATAGTACAGCAAATACATTATGGTTAGATACAGATGCTAGTAAATTTGGTATCCATCAATACGATAATGCTTCTAGTAAGTGGGTTAACAAAATTCCAGCAGTTGAAGTTAACGTAGATGACGGTACAGACGTTGTAGGTGATGTACATACACCAGCTACAGCCGCAAGTGCCACAACAAACGGAACATTCCTAGTTGTAGTACATGTTGATAATGAAGTATCAACAAGTCCAGCAAGACAAATGAGTATTGAATACTTTTATGGTGTAGGTGGCGCATGGGAAATACTAGACAGTGATGCCGCACTAAGTGGTGGTGAAGCTGTAACATATGACGAACATTATAGTGCTCCAGCAGGTCCTGCTAATAACGATATTTGGGTTAAGACCACAAGACCAGGTAATGGTTTGAATCTAGCATTAAGTTTACATGACGGTACTTCATTTGTAGGTGCAACAGTACAAGGTATTAGTACTACTCAAGCAGATGGTGCTGGCGCTATTACAGACTTTGTTCCACAAGATGGATCAAGTGTAACTGCATTAGCAACTGGTACAGCCGTAGTAGGTCAATACTTGTTAGACCAACAAGCAAATACCAAAGCTACTATTATTCTTAGAGAAATTATCACAGGCGGTATAGTTGGCGATTTAAGTGCAACTACAGTGTTAGCACAAGATGCAACACCGACTGCTACAGTAGCAAGTGGCACTTACTGGTTTGATAACACAATCAACAGTTTGGATCTATACAAAGTAGCAGGTGGTGCATATGCACCCACTAGTGCAACATATTCATCAACAGAACCAACAGGTGCAAGTGCAGGAGATGTATGGGTAGACACAACATTAGCCGCTGAAAACCAAGCTAACGAAAGAGCATATCCAAAACTTTATGTAAGAAACACAGGTAACACTGCTTGGGTATTACATGATAACACAGACCAAACAACCAATACAGGTGTATTGTTTGCAGATATCGATGATACAGCAGGTGGCGGCGCACCAATTGCAGGCGCACCAAATGCGGCAGTTTATCCAGCAGGTATGTTAGTTGTAAACATGGCACAAAGTAAAAATACAGTTCGTGCTTGGAATGGTACAGCTTGGAGAAATGGTTCAGGTAATCATGCAGATGGTAGCGGACGTTTTGGCAGATATGCACAACGTGGTGTTATTGCAACTGCAATGCAAGCGGCTATTACTGGTACAGATCTCAGAGATCCACAGTACAAGTACAGCTTAATTGCTTCACCAAACTATCCAGAACTAGTTGACGAAATGGTTACACTAAACAGTGATAGAGGTGAGACAGCATTTATTGTTATTGATTCACCAATGCGTAAGAATCCAACAGATGTTATTACTTGGGTAAACAACAGTAACAGTGCAAGTGAAAACGGCGAAGATGGACTAGTAACTAAAAACACATACAGTGCAGTTTACTATCCAGCAGGACAAACTACAGAACCATTAAATGGTGCGACTGTAACTGTTCCTCCAAGTCATATGGCACTATACACTATTGCTTACAACGACAACATTAGTTTCCAATGGTTTGCTCCAGCAGGAACTACAAGAGGTGTTGTACAAAACGCAAGTGCAGTTGGACATTTGACTACAGAAGGTGAATTTAAAGCAATTAGCCTTACACAAGGACAACGTGATGCAATGTATACAGCAAAGCTGAATCCAATTACAACATTTCCTGGACAAGGTACAATAGTATTTGGACAGAAAACTCTACATCCTAGTACTAGTAGTTTGGACAGAGTTAATGTTGCACGTTTGGTTGCTTATCTCAGAGAAAGATTTGATGAGATTGCTCGTCCGTTCTTGTTTGAAATCAATGATGCACAAACTAGAGCTAGAGCAAAAGTTGTATTTGAAAGATTCCTTGCAGACATTTTAAGTAGACGAGGACTTAACGACTTTGCAGTAGTATGTGATGATACAAATAATACTCCAGCGAGAATTGATCGTAATGAGTTTTATGTAGATGTTGCTATTGAACCTTCAAAAGCGGCAGAATTTATCTATGTTCCAATTAGATTAGTGAATACAGGCACATTATCAAGCACAAACTAATAAAAATTAACTTAATACTTAATGGATGGCTTCGGCTGTCCATTTTTTTTGACGTTTTTTAATAAATACTAACAGCCGGTATAACGAGGAGATTCACATGGCAGTTATCACAACACTAGGTGTTCCAGACAATTCAGGGAATACAACAACAATTATGCCTAAGCTACAATATCGCTTTAGAGTGACATTTGTAGGCGAAGGATTTAGTGCTACTCCTACTAGAAGCGTTATTAGTACAACCAGACCAAGTCTAACACATGATGAAATTCCGTTAGATACATACAACTCAAGAATTTACCTTGCAGGTAAACACTCTTGGGAAGCAGTGTCCATTGTACTTAGAGATGACGTTGACAGTGTAGTATTAAGAGAATTAAATAGTCAACTTAACAGACAAGTTGACCACGCTAATCAAAGTTCACCAAGAGCAGGCTCAAGCTATAAGTTCCAAATGATAATGGAAACATTAGATGGTGCTAGCCCAACACCAGGTGTACTAGATAAGTTTGAATTAGCAGGATGTTACATTGCAAATATTAGCTATGGTGACATGGCTTATGCAAGTAGCGAACAAGTACAAGTAACAGTAGGTATTAGATACGACAACGCAGAAATTTTTGACGCCGCAGGTAATGCAACTCTCACTGGCGCTGATTTAGATCAGACAGTAAGTAACGCAACTGGTGGCGGAACAGTAGCTTAAGGTAGCAAAGTATGGGATTAACTAGTAATACCGGCCCATACAATGCCGCCGCTGAGTATTTTGGAGCAGATGACCAAGTTATGGTCAAAACTCCAAGAAGCCTGTTTCAATTTGATTTAGAATTTGTGCTAAACGAAAACATAACCATCCAAGATGCTAGTTTTCCTAAGACATTTACTTTTCATAGAGTACAAAGTGTAAGTATGCCTGATTTTGATTACGGCATACAACAAGTCAATCAATATAATAGAATACGATATGTTCCGACTAGAATGACACCTGGGCCGTTACAAGTTGTGTTCTATGATACTAAAGACAATCAATTTCAATCTTTAATGAAAGCATATGCACAGCATTACTTTCAAGGACATGATATGCCTACGCAGAATTTTAGTGGTTATTCTGTATTAAATGAAGACTTTTCTACTTCTGGCGGGCATGATTTTGGAGCGAAAACAGTTACAGGTGATACTAGATTCTTTTTTGAAGAAATAAGAGTACACAATAAAGATACAGCCCAAGGCGGTAGAACAACTGTTCTTTATAACTGTATGATGACACAAGCATCACATACAACATTTGATTATTCAAATAGTGCTCCGGCAACATACAGTGCAGTTTTTCAACCAGAGCATGTAAACATTGGTGGAGTTGATTCTAGTTTAATTAATCGAACCAATGCACAAAGGCAAAGTATAGAAAGCACAACACCAGGTACAGTTGCAAATAGACCTGCTCCTATTAATCGAACTAGTGGTCTTCAACAATTTACAGGTACACTTAGAAAAGGCGAAAGTCTAAGAAATATTGACGGCAACACTTTTATAATTCCAGCAGATAACACACCTGATCAATTACCACAAGAGTAGTAAGAATAAATACTACTAGAATGGCAAATAAATTTCAACAGGGTA